AGACCCCGACAGCCGACTGAATACCATATTTATAGCGTTAAGAAGCTCTACGAACTTATCTATGGCTTTCTCGACAAACGGTACAAGCATCGTGATTATGGGAGCTGCCGCTGCACCTATACTGTTTTTCAAATATAGGTAACTCGTTGCAAGAGAATCCATACTTTTCGCAAAACTTGTACCCATCATCTGACTATAAGCATAGACGTTTTGAACGCCCTCTTTAAATCCGCCGGTAATAGCCGAAATAATGCCGTTAAGTGCTCGATATGTTATTCTTTTTTTGATAGTGGTAAATAGATTTCTAACTTTGCTCGTTATTGGATCAAAAGCTTTTCCGAGCTTCTTCAACAGTCCAGTCGCGCTTATTGTTTTTTTCGTTGCTGTATCAGCGGCAGAGGCAACATTTTCTCCCGCCTCACTCGCGCGTTCTGATACTTGCGCGATAGCAACACTTGCGGCATCAGCACTTTCGGTTACTCCATCAAAGTTGACATTCCCCTGACTGATATCAGAAACATTCAATGCTGTTGCCGGAATAGTGTTTTGAGTCTCGACCTGAGGCATTCGAGCCGCCGAAATATTTGAGACGGCATTCGATATATCGTTAAGCTTTCCGGTATCCAAGTCCTGTATACCACGAACAGCATCTCCGATATTAGTAATCTCTTTTGCTATCGTTTTGGAAACCTTAATACCATTCAGGCTCGAAATTGCCTCGCCTATATCCCGAAGTTTATCCACGGACTTAATACTGTCTATGGTCTTTTGCAGCGCCTCTATAGGCTTTAAAGGTTCGGATATAGATTTATTGATTCGACTCGTAACACTGTCTATTTCTTTAAGCAGTGAAATTACCTTGTCTATGCTTTTTTCGGCGGTATACGAATCCCCTACAATTTCTATTTTAAGATCATCAATAACATCTTCCATTAGCTCTCACCTCCTGCAAATCTCGAATTAACTCTCTCAGCCCAATCGGATACAACACTCATTTGTTCCTTCATGCGTTTCTTCTCGGCTCTTTCTCGTTGCTCTCGTGCCTCTTTATCAGTAAGCGGGAAAGGCTCATTGAGATACGGCAAAGGCTTCGGGTCTTTCGCCATAGGATTGAACGCAGGTGAAGCGGAGCAGAGTGCCCGATAGAAATACAAGCCTTGCGTCCACATTTCCTGATTTCGCTGAGCGAGTTTTAATTCGTGAGCTTTTTGATAGCATCGGGGCAACGTACAATCTCCGTCCCAATATTGTTCAGGAGTCATCCCGATTGACATATAGTAGGGTAAGTCTTTCTCAAACTGTTCACTATAATTAAGGGGGACAAGCTGTTTATTCAACTCGTCCCCCTCTATGGGAAGCAAGTTATTTACCCGTTGCTCGCTTCCCAGTCCACGTTTCCCTCATCATCTTCAGGGTCTTTCATGAGATACTCCATCGGCTCGCAGTACATTTCAGCGAGCTTGTCATAGAGCTTGTCCTTGTCCTTTACATGAAGCAGAATGTCCTCGACAGTATCTTTCTTCACAAAAGGATGATGTGCCTTGAATGCCCCGGCAAACAGTTCAGAAAGAACCGAAAGCGGTTTGCGTGAAGCATCGGCGAGAACGAATCCGCTCTCTTCAAGCATCTTCACCGAACGCCTCGTAAACTCAAGAGTGTACGGTGTACCCTTGTATGTGAGATTGATTGTAGTAGCCATTACGTCTCCTCCTTACGCTGAGGCTTTTGTGATTTTCGTGCTCGCGGCTACAGTTATTGCCATTTCAACAACACTGTCAACGCCTGCACCCTTAACATATACCGAAAGCTGACCCTTGAAATTGAACTTACCCTTATCGCCGGAAGGTGTCAGAGTTCCGTCACTCTCAGTACCGCCAAACCAAACAGCAAGGTCAAGTTCCTGACCTTTGAGAGCATCAAGCGTTGCGAAATCTTCACTAGAATAGTTCGCAGTAAATGTAAGCGCGTCAACCTTCTGAATACCCATGATATTTATCTGCATCGGGTCAGAAAGAGTCGTTGCATCAAGCATATTAGGGTCGCCGCCGAGATCGGGAAACTCTTTAATATCAACAAGCTTCTCGTATGTACTACCTGAAGAACCTTTCTTCATAAGAAAGGTTTTATAAGACGAAATCGCCATATGTTACCTCCTGTATATTTGTTTGTCTTTTCCTACTGTTGCTTTATATCTGACTGTTATCCGATACTTGGTAGCATCGTCCATCGAAACAGGTTTGCGCATCGTGCGGACAAAGCCCTTTCTTATCAAAAGCTCGTCCAACACGGCAAATATCTCTTTGCATTCCGACTTCTGACGATTAACCTTGTTCGAATAAATATTGACTTCGTACATGACGGACGAGTGATTTTCAACACCCGAACTGTCGATTGACGCAGTGTATGTGTAGTTGTCCCCCTCTTCAATGCTGACTGATGGGAACTCAGAAGGGCTCAGAACCGTCTTACTGTAAACAGTAATGTTCGGGAATTTTGCTCGAAGAGCCGCAGATACAAGATCGCAAACCTCATTTTCGATATCAGTCATTCCCGAACACCTCCTTCGCTATTGCCCTTACTTGTTCTCTCATTTCCTTGCCTGCATCGTACATTGCACGGGCAGGGGGATTACCGTGAGTGATAACAAGACTTCCTTTGTCGTTCTCCTTTACCACTCTTCCGTTCGTCCCTGGGTTGCCGTAGTACCCCCAACTATCCTGGGAGCCTTTCCCTTGACCGTATTCACCGCGAACCATACCCATCTCCCCGGCTTTAGGGTGCTGCTCCGTGTAATGCACACCTGTACCGAACTCAATGAATTTGACCGCGCTGCCGCTCGCTGTAATAACAAGAGTGTCATCGTCTATCCATTCAGGCTCCCCTGACACTACGACATCATTCTCGCCGTCATACTGAGCGGTTCTGAATGCGACATCGGCAACATCTATACCCACCTGTGCGAGATGCTCTAAAAACACATGAGTTTTTCCCTCAAGACTTTTTTTATAAGCTTCGAGCTTGCGTACTGCTTTCTCAAGACCGGTGACTTTGATTCTCACGAGACACTCACCTTGCTTATTGCAAAAGAGATACTGTTGAGAGACTTTGCAACTTTTTTGACGATATAATCAAAGAGAAGATTCCCGTTTGCATCATAAGCCGGAAACTTGTCGACGCAGAGAACTGTATTTTCATCAATAGGACAACTTATATCGTCCGTCACGATGACCTTGTCGTACTGTATGGAATTACCAAACTGCTCTACTTGCGATGCGCCTGAAGCAGCAGATACATTTGCCTGCATCTCTACAGGGTCGGAATACAAGACCTTATATTCGCCTGTGAGGTTTCCGTCCTCATCGGTTATCTGTTCTTTGCCCTTATAGAGTGCATAATGCAGTGATGTTTGATTTCGTTTCAGGCACTTCATTCCCCGCCTCCTGACAAAACAGCAGCACAAGGAAGAATGTCCTTGAGCATTGATTCGGGCACACTCGCACTTTCATAGCTACGGCTTATTCCGTTCTCGCTGTGAGAAACCTCACCTTCGGCACCCCGTTTATTAAGCAGATACGACGCTATCTCAATCTGTCTTGTGTGATACTTAACAGGCACGATCCGCACATCGCTTTTGAACGGGAACCGTCTCTCAAGAATTTTGTCACCGGCAAGTTTGAGGTAGGCGTTCAACATGTCCTCAGAGGTTTCCCCCGTCATGGATTTCAGCAATATAATTTTCTGTGCGTCGGTCATATCTCGCGCCTACCTTTCTTTGAATTGATTCGATTAACCGCCTGTACTTGCCGTCTCTGTAGTGACCTTACCGCCTGCAATAAATACCGAGCGGCTGTATGTAGGCGCGGTGAAGGTCGTTGCAATCTTAGTGAACTTGCAGTGATACCAGTCCGGACCGTGGTCAAGACCAAGCTGACCGAATATCTGATACTTCTCGCCTGCGCCGGTCTTAGCCAGCGGCTCAAGGAAGAAGTTGCCCTTGCCGGGAACGGGCTGATTGACCGGACGAATAACATCGAGGTCAAGAAGAAGTGCGGTGCCGCTCGGCAGGCACTCGCCGAGATAAAGGTAAACTTCACCGATAGGAGTGATAACCTTAGAAAGCTTGATACCGTTGATATCTCTTGCCGCCGGAACGATGGTAAGACCGTTCTGAATGGCATCCGCGTTTATCTGGAACATGGTAGTAGCATCGCACCAGAGGCACAGTCCATTGCTCGGAGCATTCGACTCGTAAACCTTCTTAACGCCGTCAGCGATATCCCAAAGACCGAGAGCCTTGCTCTTCATTTCAATGGTGTTCGTGGTTATAGCAGTGACAAGACCGCGAGTCTTGTTGATAGTCGCGTCGGTTGTAGCCTTGTTGTACACACCGTTGATGAAGGTGTACTCGATATCACGAGCAATCTTCTGCATCTTTGCCGCAACCTGGAAGTCAAGCTCATTTATGGGATTCGCTTTCTGATCGGCGACATTAACGCCTGACAGAGTACCCATGTTCGACTGCTTCGCATAAGAAACGCCGACGCTCTCCTGGAATATCTGGGTAATGTTTGTCTTCTGTGCACGAGTAACAATGCTCGCGTCGGGGGCGGTAAGAGACGCAGTCTCTGAAATAGCAGGCTGAGAACCTGCACCGCCGCCGGTATACTCCTGACCGACCACAAACTCGCAATGGTTCGTGTTGACGGCTCTCGCGCCGATAATGGACGAAAGCGGAGTCCTTGTGTTACCGTTGTTATAAAGCATTCCTGAATAGTTCAGAACGCCAAAACTTGTTGCTAAAGTATCTGCCATAATTGATTCTCCTTTAATTATTTAGTTCTGTTTGTTTCCTGCGCGAGTCGCATGAAGTAGGCAGCTTCACTCGAATTGCCTGCGCTCAACGCAGCTTCTGCCTTTTTGGTGTAATCGTCGCCCGCACTGCCTCCGGCAACTCCTGAGGGGGGTGTAGAAGTGCCTTTCATAAGTTCAGCTTTCAGGGCTTTATCGTGAGCCTCAAGGTACTTTTTCTGATTAGCAAACACCACATCCATCTTGCCGTCAGTCAACGCCTGCGCGGATGCCGCCGCGAGTTCATCGTCGTAGCCAAGTCCGAGAAAATCAGCCTTGTGAGCGGCAATGGTTCTCTCCTTTTTCAGAGCTTCAAGCTCCGTCTGCATCCTCTCAAACTCTTCCTTCTTCTGAGCTTCAGCCTGCTCATCCTTTGAGAGAGTTTCCTGATACTTACGCTTCATTTCGGCAGCCTCACGATTAGCTCGAGTAACTGCATCCTTGTATCTCTGTAGATCGGGAACGCTGTCCTCATACTCGAAAGCTTCGAGTGCTGCGAGCTTCTCTTCTGCGCTCATGTCGCTGTATCCTGCAATTTTGGTTGTGTCAATTTTTGCCATTAAAAATACCTCCTGCGTTTTTAGGTTTTCCCTAACCTTTTAAATTTGTTTTGCGTTTTTGAGAGACTTCCCTGTCTCACTGGTGTTCCCGGTTGGAGTCGAACCAACAGAAGCGCCGGGGAAGAGTTATAGAAAACCGGGTGTCCATCCGATGGACTGCGGGAACATATTGGAAAATAAAACAGGGACTACAAACTTAATGCTTGTAGTCCCTGTTGACTGTATCCCTCTATCCTGTTATAGAGGTCTTTGTTTTAACTTTTCGTTCTATCTCCACTATAACGAGGCGATCTCTCTCCCTCTTGATTTCAACCGTATTTCCGCGCTGAAGCGCCACCATTATGGCTTCATACTCATTCTGCGAAAAATGATAATTAAGCGAGTTAATCACCTCCGAGTGATTTAGGGTAGCACCTGCAACCCCAATGCGGACGAGCCGGATATTCGTCAGGCTCATATATTTTTCCATCACGCGACTGACAAATTCGACAAACGTGAGCGTCCCTCTGAGTATTCCACATTATCCAGTCTTCTTCGTCATCTTTATATGCCTGCCTCTGCGCAGCGAGAGTCACTATAACGGCATATTCACCGTTCATTGCCGAATAATACCGAAGAGCGTTTTTTATCTCTTCACGGGTGTTTCCCGTACTTATTACCGCCTCGGCGCACCTTGCTGCCTTTCGTTCGACTTCATGGGCATAGACATATTTCGTAGTAGGGTCGTAAGATTCGAGCAGCTCATCAACCCACTCGTCATCGAGGCTTCTCAGCCCTCTTCTCGAGTACTCGTTGTATGTATTCTGTGCGAGCAACAGAAAAGCCTCACGAGTTGTTTTATCAGACTCTTGATATGTTGCATTCACCTGACTCAACACATGAACTTCATCAATGGCAAGAACGCTGTTAAGATTTCCGAAAAGATCGATATATTTTTTATTAAGATACTTGATTATAGAATCAGTATAATCATACCTCGACATCGTCGCTGTTCACTTTCTCCTTATCAAGCTGAGTTTGCTGATTCGCGAAACGCTCAAGTTCTGCCACATCTTTTTCCTGCTTCTCTTCGGCATACTCTTTACTCATGGTGTATGCGAGTTCAGGATCGCTGAACATTCCGCAATGCTGGAAAGCAAGGCGCGGATGAATCTTATCATTATTAAGCATAGTGGTGAGCACCTGAGACTTTTCCTGGATGTTCTCATAATTCTGTCTCGTGAATCGAATATCGATATCAGCAAGTTTCAGATTTATGTCGGATTTCAGGGTGTTGGTGATATGCAAAATCAGTCTCAAAAACTCTTTTTCCGAAAGCTTGAAAGTTGTTTCGGTATCCTTTGCGCGAGCTTCGGCAGACGACCAACCGTCACGGAATATAACCGCGCTTCCTGTATCACTGGTGGAACTGCCACCGTTCCGGTTGGGCATACCACAGATGGTGAGGATAGCATCATAGCAATAGTCAACCATCGCCTGGGTCTGAGTCTGATTAAGTTCCTGGGTGATATAGTTCGCGTCACCATCGGCGGGAAGCTTCAATCCGCCCATTGCTATAAGCTTACGATATTCATTCTCTTCAATATCCGCACCTTTTATTACAAGCAGCGACTGAATGAACTGCTCAATGCCGTCCATTCGGTTCGAAGCTATCATATTAAGCTCGTCGAGAAGCGGGAGGACGATCTCAAAAGCGCCCAGCCGAGCCATGTTTGCAGGGTACTCAATAATCGGCACCCTTCCAAGCATATGATCTTCTGCTTTCTTTATCTCGTTATCTTCAATCTCATAGTACTTGCTATCGGTATAAATGCAGTAACGAACTCCCCCGTCCTGCTTATGAAGTACCATACATCCCATGAGACGACGCTGACCGAGTTTGCTCGAATATACAACGAAAGTATTGCGCGGGTCGAGAGTGTAAATCTCAAACGGGGACTCGTCCTCTTCGCCCACGGGGTCGGGAAGTGCGATACGGTAGCCTGTTCCGCATATGGTGAACCATTCGGCGAGTTCTTTGTCCTTCGTCGCTTTATCTTCCGCAAAAACAAACTCGTTGAGTTTATTTATGTCCTCAAGAACTTCCTCTTTACCTCTGTTAACATACTGGATAGGTGCCCCCACGAGATACGCAACCTTGAAAGTGACGATCTCATTCGCTCTGTTCTCTACGATAATGTTATTGATTTCCGGGCGAATTTCTTTTGTTCGGTGTATGATTGGCTGTTCGCCCTTATAGTAGCGATAGAGATAATCAATATCCATGCTGTTCTTGTTATGAAGAATCAATGCCTTATTAAGCACATCTCTTACATTAACATCGGTGATTTCAGCCTCATCGGTGTAGATAACACTACGACCTGTCAAGCCTTGAAATGTTATAGAGCCCATCGGAAACACCTCCTCTTATCCAATTTTAATTGTACACCATATATTGTATTTTGTCAAGATATTTATACTATATATCGTGTATAAATTAGAATTGCCGTCTAAATATAGCGTACTGACCCATAGGATTGGTTATCATATCAATAGCCATCGCCAACGAGTCCGGCGCGTCATCATGCTTATTTGTTCCGAGCAGCTTAAATGCGAAAACATTCTGCATGAACAGCTCATAAGCCTTACTTCTTTTTCCCGACTCTCGAAATATCATATTCTCTCGAATCTCCGGAGACTTATCGAATATCCTCTGATTTTTACTGATATTTGTTCCGGCTGCTTTGCTCGTAAGGTTCATCTTATAACCCTTCTTCTTCAGCCGTGAGTCAATATCTTCCTTGTAGGACTCTGTAGCTTTCGTAGCCTCGATTCGTCCCCGAGTTACCTTATTTCTGATAATCCCATCGACTATCAGAGGCTCGGTGATTTTTTTATCCCCGTTATCGAACACAACATCATGCACGAAGATATCATCACCGTACTGATAACAGATCGGCGCAGCCACATAGTCTCCGCCGCCCCAGGCAGGGTCAACAGCAATAAATACGCAGTCCGGAGCACCGTCCGGCAAAACACCATTGTAATATCTCATATCATCAGGCTTGAACAGTGTACCTTCTCGCTCTATCGGTGTTCCCATATACTGAGCATTCCACGAAGCCATATCGTCATTCCGCTCAAAAGATGCTCGGCGGCGTTGATAGTATATCGAATCAAAGCCCACATTATAGTCATAACAGAAGTTACTCTCATCGTTGTCATCCAGTGCGGGCAGATTGATAAACTCATATCTGTAATCCTTGAACTTATCATCAGTCTGCAACAGATGATATCTGCGTCCCGTTGGGTCTGCTATAGACCAACGAGTTCCGACCCAAAGATATTTAGTTTTGCCCTTTCCTCTCGGTATCAGGTTATTATCAACCTTGCCCCATGCGGTTGTAAGTCTGTCAGGGTTCAATGCTTCTTCAATGCCTCCTATGAGGTCATCAGAGATAATAAATCCATTTTCAGCATCGCAGGCACCGTTCAGTGTTCCATAGAGAGAACGGCAAGTAAGAGAAGGATAATGCTTTTTTCGTCCCACGTCGATTATCTCGTCCTGCGCGTTCGTTCGGGATATCTTCGCATCCGGGAACACATCGTTGTACGAGTATGTATCTTTGTCGGTCATGATCTCGAGTACGCCGTTATAAAAAGCTCTCGTGATAACATCGGAGTAACTGCAATAAAGGCTCGGGTGCTCCATGTCTCTACCCATTACCCAGGTCTCGAAAAATATCAGCAATGTCGACTTCCCGACTCGCGGAGGCATGGAAAGAAACAGCTCGTCAAGCTCGTCATCAACGAGGGCTTGCAGCTTTTCCACCACTCGTTTCAGGACTTTTCGGCGAGGCTGATAGAATCTGTCGGCAGGCTTACGATTCATCTCAAGATACAGCAGATATGAATCAAAGTCGTGCGGAGCATCAAACAGCAGTGTTCTTTTGTACAAACTGAAAAACTCTCCGGTACTGTTTCCGTCACGCATAGCTACAGCTATTTTGTTTCGGAGTTCGGCATTAGTCTTATGAGCCAGCTCAAAATTATCACTCTCAATATCGCGACAGACCGCAAACATATCTTCGTAAGCCGATATCTCCGAAGGTGTCTTTTTTATCGCCGCGAAAATTTTCGAGATTAGTGATTTGTTCACCATCAGTTCTCACACCCTAACTGTTGAAATACTTTTTTGATCTTCGGATATTGAATAGCAATCCAATCAATCATTTCTTCATTTCTCGCCCAACAGTCAACACTGTTGCTGCTCGAAGTTAGACCGCTTTCATTGAGAAAGGCGTGTATGACCTCGTGACGAAGCGTCAATCGTTCATGCTCTTTTCGAACTTCTTCTCGTTCATTTTCCCAGGTATCACATGTAAGCAAATCACCCACTACAATTTTCCGCTCCATGTGAGAACAATACCCAAATCGACCTTTAAGTTCGCAATCTTTTTGATATGAAACACCCTCGTAAACGCTGTAGGATGTTCCTAAGATACTTACTTTTCTCATCAACAACCTCCTTAAAATGAAAAAAGGACTACGGAATTAACCGTAGTCCCTGTTGACTGCATCCTCTCACCCCGTTGCGAGAGTCATTTATAATC